GGGTGTCCCACTGCGATACGTCATCCTCCCACCTCACATAGCGGAGGTAGATCTCACCGAGGTCTGAAAGTAGTTGGCGACCATTCAGGTCAAAGAATTCAGCCTTCTCGCTCCACGGCTCACCATTGATATCGAGGATGCGGAGGCAGTCTGCCGGGAGTTGAAAGGCCCCACTGTAGCCGAAGTTCCCATTCTGGAGCGGGTCATCAGCGAGCTTGCTGAGTTTAGCGCGTCCGATGCAGCAAGACCAGCGATGTGTCCGAATGACCTCTTTCGCTGACTGATCAAAGACCCCGCTGATTGCGCGTGCCTTGGCATCGTCATCGGTCAAGTTCGCGATGGAGCCAGCTGACAGATAGGAGAGTGCGTTGTTTGCGATTTGAGTTCTTGTCTGCATATGTCTTAAAGTAAAAAGGGGGACGGAAGCCTAGACTACCCGCCCCCCTTGGTTATCCCAACGAGGAATGATTTAGCGAACGTAGTAGGCGATGCTTACGCGCTGAGTGCCAGCGGTAGGCGATCCACCGGCAACGGTGACCTTGAGATCAGCTTCAGCAGCGACCTTGATAAGCTCATGGCCATCAGTGTCGAAGAAGCGAGTCCCAGCGGAGCTTACCGATACGCCATTGCCGTATCCATCAGGATCAGCAGTGGTTCCGATGTCAAGAGTGACACCAGAGAGCGCAGGCCCAATGACCGAGCTTTTAGCAGGGTCAACGAGAGCACCGGCAGGGATGTTACCGAGGAGAGTGATCACATCAGCAGCGCCCTCATCACCCACGAAGGTGATGGAGTCATTGAGGAAGCGAACACGTCCGGCAGCTTCGATACCATCAGCGGGATTCCCGTTGTTGGCGTAGTCAGCTTGGAGTTTTGATTGTGTAACAGGCATTTTATTATTCTATTAGTTTTTAGCAGTTTGAGGATTATCCGATGCAAGGAACCTTCCAGACACCCTTGTCCCAGATGCGGCTGAAGCCCCAATCCCAGTAGAACACAGACTGAACGCTGTGGTTCTTGGTGGGGAGACGGTCCAGCTCGTGAACGGGCATTTCGTTGTATCCGAACTTAACGGAACCTTTGTGGAAAGCCACACAGGTCTTGATGCCGGCAGCCTCGGGGAGGTTGGTGTCATCGACGGACATGGTGAAGCCCATGCAGTCAGTGAGGATACCAGAAGCGACCTGCTCAAGTTGAGCGGAGGCTTGGTCACGGTTGCGGATCTTCTCGTCCTGAAGGAGTTGAAGAACCTGGTCGGAGCTAAGGATCAATCCAAACGGAGAAGGATTGTTAGTGCTTCCGTCCTGAGACATGACATCAAGCTTGGAGAGCTCGGTGCGGAGCTTCATGAGCTTGTCGTAGGACATGCCCTTGTCAGCGCCAGCAGCGCCGCCAGCGAAGTCATAGTTTACAGGGATGGTGTAAGTAGAGTCGAAAGCTGGGTAGCTCACAACGCCGTTAGCAGCGACCTCGATAGCGTTACCAAGGAGACCGCCATTCTTTCCAGCCTCACCGACAATGATCTTGTCCATGTGACGGGCAGCTTCAGCCTTCTGGTTAGCAATAGAGACGGGGATCTGACTCTCACCAGTGCCAAACTTCTTCTCAGTAACCCGGTCGAAGATGAGGGGCGACTTGTAGGGAGAAGTGGTCACGCGGCGCTTCCCGAAGGTAGCAACGTCTGGAGAGGTCTCACCGTAAAGGTCGGTGATCGCGGTGATGGAATCAGTCTTGTTGGCGAGGGGGAATTCACGATACTCACCATTGACGGCGACTTGATCGCAAAGCCCAATCGAACGACTGCGGACTTGTTGGAATTCGACATCGTAGCGATCTTCGAATTCTGGACGGTAGGACTCCACTGATGGGAGTGACAGGTTATTAGCCATTATCTTGTTTTCTGTTTGTATGTTTTTGTGATGGAGCGAAAGACGCTCGCTTGGAGTTGAGGGTCTATCCCCTCTGTCTCTCGGGGCTGAATCAACGGAAGGTGGCAGACGAATCTGGGCTTCTTAACGAACAGGTGGCCGAACGATTTGACAATTAAAGCAGCAATCACATTCTGGCTACCTTTTACGTCATCCACACCGACAACAAACCCCCGCACCTGTGAAGATGCGAGGGCTTGCGCTATGAACAGGGAGGTGAACGACTCCTCCCAACCAACAAAATCTATTGACCGTATGCTCTAAGCTGGTCGGCGATTGACTTGTATTCCTGATGATCGGCTTCGCTCTTCCAGCCACCGGAGCTAGACATGATGAGTTCACGCTTGCGATCCTGGAGACCCTTCACGTCTGTGGGCATAGAGCGACCACTCGGCAGGGAAGCAGGCATATTGCGCTCGACGTTCTGCTTCATCACGCGGAGGAATGCAGGGTCGTTCATCATGGCGGCGTGGAGAGGATTGCTTGTGACAATCTCGCCGGTCTCAGACTTCTCATACTCGAAGCCCATGCTCTTGCCGTGATCAGACAGCAGGAACTCTCCCAGCTGATCATCGAACTTGGCTTTAAGCTCCTCCCCACCTAACTCAGAGGTGAGTAGCTTGTGGGTCTCCTCGCGAGTCTTATCAAACTCAGCATTGGCGGTCTCCTTGTGAGACGCAACCACGCCCTCCATCAGTTGAGTGTGTGCGGCGAATAGCTCCTGCATTGCCTCTGGCGTATTGACCGGGTGTTTGGTTGCCCATTCTGACACCATAGAGGCGAGATTGTCGTCGATCTCAGCCCCTTCAGGTAGATCCTTGGGGATTAGAGCCTCCTTGTATGCCTCAGCCGAGGGGAGAGCGCCCAATCCTTCACGGTATGCCGCGAGATCCTCGGGAGTAGCTCCTTCACCTGGCTTGATCACTGCGTTATCCACAGACTCTTGACGTTGTGAGAGACCAGCACGGGCTTCCTTGCCGTTCTTCAGAGCATCGAAGAATGATTGATCGTTACGCGTGGCGAAACCACTGAGATCCTCATGGCCTAGCTCCTTGAAGGATTCCCCTGCATTGCTGCGAAGTGTGCCGTCTGGATGGTAGACCTTGGCGATTGGTGAATCTGCCCAGTTCTCTGCGGGTGCTCCACCTTCGGGAGCCTGACTTTCTGCGACTGGTGCAGCCGCTTGTGCTTCTTCTGACATTGTATCGTTGGTTATTTGGTTAGCTTCCAGAGTTTAGCGAGTGCTGGATGATTCTCGATTAGATACTCCTTGCGACCGGGGGTTCGGTTGCCGAGCATAGGATCAGCCTCGGGGACAGCATCCCAGTCAACCTCGGCCACCAGCTCCTTCTCGGGATTGGGAACGAGGTGTGCGACCTGCGTGCCGGTGGCCAGCTTCTCGACAGCCCTCTTGAGCTGTGCAATCTGCTCCAGCAGTCCAGCATTGTCCTCCTTCAGGTGTTCAATCTCTAAGCGAGCGGCATCGAGAGGGTCTTCCTTTGGTGGCTTTGGGGTCTCCACAGGTGCAACGTAGTCTTCACCGGCTGCTACTGCCTTGAGTTCCTCCAGGTTCTTGTAGTAGACGGGAGCAGTGGGGATCACCTTGCCGTCCTCGATATTAGCGACGAGCTTGTCGTCTTTAACTCGGATGATCTCCGAGCCTTCTTTTCTATATTCCATTGGTTTGTTGGTTTAGTTTTTGGGAGTCTCAATCCCGGTGTCGTTGCGGATAGACCGCATGAGAGCTAGTATGCGCCCCGCTCCTGCACGCTCCTCGGGTGGGAGGTCTGGATTGGTGACGATATCATCGATGATAGCATCAATGAGGATCTCACCGCCGTCCGACAGTAAGATCTGCTGAATCTTGGATCGCTTGGTAGCGTCAAGCCGATAGGTGATAGCGTTGGGACTAATCATGAGAGTGCGCCAAGCATCGCTTCAGGGTCTTGAACGGAAGAGAGATCCTTGGCCACGCCACCTGCGGTCTGCGCCATCTCTGCCATTTGAGCCTGCTGTGCTGCTTGTTGTTGAGCCTCCTGCTGCTCCTGATACTCGTCTTCGCTGAGGAGATCATCCTCGTCCTGACCGAGATCGCGCCAGATACGTGTCTGTATCTTCTTGATGTCGTGGACGTTTGCCCGACCATCAGCAGCGGATATATTGATAATCGCGTCAAGCATACCCATGGCCTCGACAGCCTGTGAACGCTTGTGATTGTTGGTGAATGTATTGTCGAAGGCGAACTGTGGCATACGGGGCTTCCCTGTGACCTCACTGTAAGCTTCATCAGGCAGCTCAATCACTCCACGCTCAACGAGAGATGTGAATGCCCAGCCGACGATAGGCTTGGTGTGATCCTGCTCTAGTGCTGTGAGCGTAGGGTTTGCCTGAGCGTTAAGCTCCTCGCGCCTCATGTTGGCTTCTGTGGCTGTCATCTCACCCTCGTTGCGGTTGAACATATTGAAAAGGTGTCCGTGGTATGCCTCATCGATTGAGTCCTGCAGCTTGCTCCAGATGTCCATGCCGACCTGGTAGTTGCCGCCACCGGATAGCTCATAGACTGGATTCTTACCGGCGGCAGATGTCTCAGCGTAGTAATTGACCTCGGCAGCACCAAGACCAACGCCCTCCTCCTTCATGTAGGATGGAGCCATTACAGGGGGAACAGCTGCCCGTTCTCCCATGACCATCATGAACTTGCCGCAGTAGTTAGCCTTGTATGCATCAGGGAGGATCTCATGAGCAGGACAATATCCCCAAGGGCTACCATCTACCTCGTAGCGACTAGAGACGATCTCGAAGTGATCATTGCCAGAGTCCACCACAACGTGCTTGCTGTCACGCTCTACGACCCGAACAGTGTAGGCCATGCCTTTGTTGCCAGCCTCCTTCTTGATCTTCCAGCGTGGCTGCTTCTCAATGACAACGAGGAAATCGTGAGTGGTGCTCCGACGATGGGGGTCTTCCACCTCGCGCTGTAGCTTAGCCGAGAGGTTCTCCTTGCCCCACATGGTTGCAGCACGGTAGGCGGGCCACTTGTAGCAGGCTCCGAACGTGTCAACCTTCTCGGCGTGATCGTGATCGATAACGTAGTTGAGAGGGTCAAATCGACAGAAGTTCATGACCTCCTCGCCATTGTCATCCTTCTCCCATTTCATGCGCATCGTGCCAGTCCCTAGCTGGGAGCGGTCGAAGATAGCGCGGTGATTGACTGTGTGGAAATTGGAGCTTCGAAGGTAGTGCATCACGGCCTCACCAGCCTCCCGATAGACCTTCTCTAGGCTGATGTTTTTGCGATCCTCCCAAGCCGGACGCATCACAAGCCAGTCACGGTCGCGAGGATAAAGCATCGAAGTGATGCCATTAGCCTGCATGCGGGACTTAGTCCTCAGCGTGGTGTCGTAGATCTCATTGTGAGGGACGTAGCCATTGACGTTGCCTCTGCCGTTGTAGTGGCGAGAGTTCATCAGCCAAGCCGTCTCTTGCCAGAGATACTCGTGCGGGAGCCTCAAGGACTCCAGCTGTGTGAACCGCTCGACCGTATCCTTGCCTGTCATGATCTAGCCTAGTGTGGTATTAGTCGCCGCTGCACCTGCTTGGATCGTGTCCTGATAGCCGAATCGACCGCGCATCCTCTTCTTTTGATCCTCTTGCTCCCGCTTGATTGAGAGCGAGGATTGTTGCGCTGGTGCAGCTACCGGCGCAGCTTTCGGAGTTTTTGGCATTCCCATGTCTTTGCTAATAGTGGATGATTGATAATCGGACAACGCTATAGATTGCCCACACCGACGGGGCGATGTTTACCTGGGCCGGCGTGCTCGAACGTCCGAAGCTCTGGCAGCATCTTGTTCTGGATAGCCTCAGAGATGTAGCCGAAAGCATCAGCAGGGTGAGATGCCCAGTCATGAGCGATCTTATTCTCGATATAGCCTCCCAGACGCGATTCTTTGCGATGGTATGCACTGAGGGCTTCGATTAATCCACCCTCACCAGCTAAAGAGTCATGAAACCATAGCTGGTTGAACATGTCCGTCATCATCCTGATGCGCTTCTCGTCTGCACCATGAGGGCCACGTGGTAGGGTTTTCACGTTCATCAATCCAGCCTCGGTCAGCTTGTCAGCGAATGACATGTTGTCAGCGTGCTTATTGTCCCCATCATGCGGCAGGAAGTGATGCCCGTAGTTGTAGCCCTTAGCCATCATGTGAGCTACACGCTCGCCGGTCTTGAGATCCAGCCCTGAGTCACAGTCAATGATGCGGTAGGTCAATCCCACACGCTGGAAGTAGATGACACAAGTATTCTGAGGCGCTCCGATGTCCCAGCACGTGTGGATAAGTG